TCCCGAACGGCAAAATCCCGAACGGGAAATTACCGATGTATATAAAAGAAAGAATACTAATAAAGAAAGAATTATAGTAAATACTGAATTAAAAAAAGAAACATCAAAAAGTGATATTGATGACTTTATAAATTCACAGGATAAGAGCGAGGAATACAAGGAACTTTTGTTTAAATTTCTAAAATACAGGAAAAAGATAAGAGACACTGTAAAAACATCAGGTCCCATTAAATTATTACTGAAACATTTTAAAACTGAAGCAGATTTGAGAGAAGCTTTAGAATATATGGACTTATATAACTGGAAAACAGCAGAGCCTAGCTGGATAGAAAAAAAGAAAAATGGCAGTAACAATAAAAATAACAATGATTTTATAGTCACAGAAGAGAGTTTGGCTGAAACATTTGGGAGGTATAAATAATGACATTGCAGGAGTTTAACAAAGGATTTAAGCCATTCCTGGATTTTTTCCCGACAGATGGTATGACAAAAGAGAAAACAAATATATATTTTGCAGCCTTATCTGATTTAACATTCAGACAATTAAATATTTCATTTCAGAGAATGGTTAAGAATAGAGTCTGGAAAAATTTTCCTCAGCCAGCTGAAATAAGGCAATATGCGTTAGGAACAACAGAGACTGATATAAATGTCCGTATAAATTTAGCAAAAGAAAAGTTAAAAAGGGCAATATCAAAATATGGGGCTTATGGATCCATAGAATTTGATGACAAAGGAATACATGCCGTTGTGGACAGTCTAGGAGGTTGGCAGGAAGTATGCAAAATGTTAGTAGATGATTTTGATAAATTTTTAACATTTGAATTTCCTAAAATTTATAAAGCATACTGGGAAATGCCATATAATGTTAATCCTTATTACCTTGGAATTACGGATAACAGCAACAATACAAAGAATATAAAATTTATAGGAAATTCAAACATGGGAGTAGGAAATAATTTAATTGCAAATAATGAAAAAATGCTGATAGGAGGATAAATGAAGATAATAACGGAAAAGGATGTTATACGTGCTGAATTAGAAAACAAGGCAATGAACCTGAGAAGGGAAGAGCTGCAAAAAGAGGATAAAAAGTTATTGAAGGCGATTAACAAAAACATAAAACTCATTGAAAGCTATAAGAAAGTCAAAAAATGCAAAAAATAACAGTATTTTACTGTGAAATTACAGATTTGAACGGATATAAAAACAGGATAATAACAACAGATGAAAAAAGATTGTCTAATTTTAGAAGAATGCACGGAGGAGCAATTGGTGGAATAAATCAATGGAGCGAGAAATTAAGCGAGAATGAATTCAGAAAAATAGAAAAAAATAAATATTTTAAATAAAAATCAGGAGGAAGAAAAGTGATTAATGAAAAGATATTCGGAGTAGTTAAAAAATCAATGTTAAGTGATAGAAATTTAGAAAATGGAGCTATAACAGAACAAAAAATAACTGAAAAATTCATACAGATTATAGTTAAAGAACATGGTGATACAGTAACTATTAAGAGAGAAACAAGGGATAATTTATTAACTTACTGGAATGTCACAGTGAACAGTAATCCAAATTTCAAGGATTATATTGAAAAACACAAGATAACTTTTTCTGAATTTAGAATAAAAATAGAGAAAAAAATCGAAAAGCTGGATTTGGAAAGTATTGAGTTATATGATTTAGTATCTGATGTCTTAAAGGAGATCTCAGAAGAAAAATTGATTGGGAATTCAAAGAGGTAAGCTATGTATAGATTTATAATACCATTGAAAGCTTTGAGCTGGAATTCTGCTTATAGGATGTCCCAGAAAAGAATGTTTTTAAGCAGAAAAGGAAAAAAATTTAAAGAAGACTGCCAAGAATTTTTGAAAGAACAATTCACAGAAGAGCAGTCTTTAAAAAATAACTTAAAAGTTAAAATCTTATTTCAGTATAAAGAAAATCGTAGCAAAATAGATGTTGATAATGGTTTTAAATTGTTAATTGACAGTATGAAAGGTTTAATATTTGAAGATGACTGTCAGATATATAAGTTATCAGGAGAAAAAGAAATTGGAATGCTACGGGACGAGATTCATATTTCTATTGAAGAAATTGAGTGACTGGGAGGTAAATCATGAATAAATTACAGATAGTGGAAAAGAAAATAAATGAGATAACAAGTTTAGAATTATTGGAGCAAATTAATATATTTAGGAAACAGGAAAATAAAAAAGAACAGAGTCATAGTGACTTGTTGAAAATAATAAGAGATGAATTTGAAGATGAAATAGCCGAAGGAAAAATTTCCCTCGGCTCATATAAGGACAAAAATAATCAGAGCAGACCACTTTATATTATGAATTTATCACAGGCAAGACAGTTATTAGTCAGGGAAAGTAAATTTGTAAGAAAAGCTGTTATTAAGTGGATAGATGGATTAGAAAAAAAATTAAATGATCCTTATTATCAACTATCACAATCTGTTGTTTTTGCTAACAATCTGATTGAACAAAGGGAAAAAGAAATAAAAGAGTTAACATATAAAGTCGAAGTTATTGAAAAAGAGCTGGAATATAAAAATGAAATTATAACAGGGATTACCGAGAACATAGACTTGTATCAGAAAAGAAAGATACTTGGCAGAGTTGTGAAACATAAGGGAGCTAATTATAGGGAACGGTGGAATGAGCTATATAAATGTTTCAGAGAAACGCATCATATAGATTTAAAAGCAAGAATGCAAGGATACAATGCAGCACAAATAAAAAGGAAAGATGAATGCAAAAGTATTTTAGATTATGCTGATAAATTTGGACATATAGATGATCTGTATAAAATAGCATTGAAGTTATACGAAACAGACATGGAAGAGATTATAGAAAATATAAAAAGAGTAGCATAATATAAGAAATGGAGGTGTAGAAGTTGGAAGATATATTAAAGGGAACATTTGAAATAAATATGGATACTGGAGAGACAAAGTATTTTCTTACTTCTACACAGACAGTTAAGGAAAAGCACACGAAGAAACTGGAAGAATTCATAGAAAATACAATTGCTACTGTTATTGTCGATAAGAGATTGACTACAGAACAGCGTAAAAAGATTTGGTGTATACTTGATGACTTTGCTTATTGTAATGGTGGAGATAAGGAGCAGTGGAGAGAACAGCTTCAGACTGAATTTTGTAGATTACATGATATTGAGTATTTTAGTATATCTGAAACAAAAAGAGACGGAGCAAGCAAAGATGTTGCAAGGGAATTTATACAGTGGTTATGTGAGTTAGCTGTAAAGGAAAATATAGGATTTCGAGAGGAAACAGGCAATCCTGCTGCGTGGGTTCCTGAAATTGGAAGATTTGTTATTAGTTGTCTGAGAGCTAGGAGATGTGCAGTATGCGGAAAAGTTCATGATTTTCACAATGGAGATATAGTTGATTTAGAACATTGGAACACAATCTCAAGTAGTGCCGGGACTTATGAAAATGATGATGGATTAAAAAATCCATTCATAACATTGTGTCGAGAACATCACATGATAAAGCATGCGATAGGAAAAGAGGAATTTCAGGAAAAATACATTGTAGGCGGTGTGTGGTTAAATCCTCAACTTGTATATGAATTGCTGGATATTTATCCAAATCACTTTGCATTGTTCCGGAAGAAATTAAAAAATGGAGAGTATGATGATGTGATAGTAAAGGAGAAAAGGAAATGACTTATAAAGAGAAAAAAAGCTATGAGAAAATATTTTTAGAAGTCTGGGACAATAAATTGCTTGAAAAAGATTTATTAATGGACATGTGCGAATTATTAGGACTTGAAAAAATAAAAGGAAAAGGAAATGGGATTACATTATTCTATTATAAAACTGAAAATGGAAGAACTTTTGTAATTGAAGATGATGAAATTCGCGGGACTTTAGAAATTTATGAGGAAAAATAATTAAAATAGAATGGACAATGGCAGTTGAATAATAGTGTTTGAGATAGAAAGATTATATCAGAAAATGAAAAAATATGCTATAATGGAGGAAAATTTATGAAGGAGAAAAAAATGAAGTATAAATCTATTAAAATAGAGAATTATAAAGCAATAAAAAAATTAGAAATAGATTTTAAAGAAAGAACTTTAATTCCTTTTATAGGATTGAATGAAACAGGTAAAAGCTCTATTTTAGAAGCAATATTTGCTTTTAATAGTTCTAATGATAATATCAACAATTCAAAACATATATCTAAAGAATATGTGTCAAATAAATATGAGGTTATTGCTAATGAACCGTTAATTACAGCTAAGTTGGAAATAAGAAAAGAGATAAAAGAGGAGATAGTAAAAAAATTTATAGAAGAATTTTATTATAATTATTCAGATGAAGAAAAGAAAAACCTTAATGAAAGATTTATACAACTATTAAATGAAGTATGTAAAGAAAACATAATTATAATCGAAAGAAATCTGTTTACAAAAAAATATAAAATAAAATCAGACTATCTAAAATATGATATTGATAATAAAATCCTAAATGAAAATAATGAAGATATAACTGATATAATAGAAAAATTATTAGATAAAATGATTAGTTATATCCAATATAGTATATATATAGATGATTTTAATGATAGGATACCTAAAGAAATACGGGAAAATGACAACTGGTTTTTATATATAGAAGAAGCTTTTAAATCTACATTAAAAAAATATACAATGGATTTATTTAAAACCTCAGAGGAAGATACAAAGAAAAATATATTGAATGATGTAAGTCAAAAAATTAATCGGGATGTTATGGAAACTTGGAATAATATTTTGCAGAATTTCATAAAAAAAGATGAGGTAGAAAAATCAAAAATCAAACTAGAATATCAAAATGGACTATTTAGGTTTATAATCTGTGACACAACTACAGGAAAGGAAAGAATTTTTGATGTCTCGGATAGATCTAAAGGATTTCAATGGTTTTTAAATTTTGTGATAAAATTGAAATATAATCCTAATTATAGAAATGAAGAAGAAGGAGCTTTGTTTCTGTTAGATGAGCCAGGTTCATTTTTACATTCGAGTGGACAAAAAGAGCTTTTAAAAAAGTTAAAAGATTTATCAAAAAATAATACTATATTATATTGCACTCATTTAGAAAATTTAATAGACATATCGGTTATTAATCCAAAAGATATTGAAATAATAAAGAAAGATGATGAAATAAGGATGGAGAATTTTTCTTTTTCTAAGGATAAAAAAGATAATGGAAGTTATACTCCTATATTAAATTCATTGAAATTATCTAATTTTCCTTTAGATTTTTACGATAGAAACGTAATTATAACAGAAGGGATTAGTGATTTTTATTTTTTGAAAATTTTAATAGAAAAAGCAAAAATATTAGATAAAAATATTGTTATTATTCCTGGATCAGGAGTTAAAGAATTGGAAAATCTTTTATCTCTAGCAATAGGTTTGTCAAATGGTTATACTTTAATTTTAGATAATGATGAAGCAGGTAAAAAAGCTTTTGATGAATATGAAAAAAAATTTGGTGTATATGAATCAAAAAAATGGATAAAACACGATATAAATAATGAAGATAAAGAAATCAGGTATTTGGAAGATTATTATAATGAAGAAATGAAAGAAATTTTGAATAATTATACTAAAGATAGTTATAAAGATAAGTACAAAGTTGCTATTGGAAATTTCTTTTATGAAGCGAAAAAAGATGATTTGAATAAATTTATAAATTTAGTAAAAGAAGATAGAAATATAAGAATATTAGTAGAAAAAATAAATAAAAAATTGAAATCAAAGACCAAATAAAACTGGTCTTTTTTGATTGTATAAAAGGAAAGGAAGTAAAATGAACGAAAAAGACATAGACAGAATAGCGGATAAGATATTGGAAAAGATGAGGAATGATAAGGAAATAAAAGCTGAGAAACAGCTGACACCATTTCAGAAGACAGAGAAGCTTTTGTATGAGTTGAGATTTTTAAAAGGAGCAATAGATACTAAAAATATACTCATTTCAGAGTTACAAGAGAGTGGGAAATTAATTCAAAAGAGAAATTCAGAAATAAACGTGCAGTCTAGTAAAGTATATCTATCAGAACTTGAAAAAATAGAAAATAGGATTGAAAAACTTAAAGATGAAATTGATAGACTTGCAAGAGTAGTAGAAATGACAGAAAAGGCATTAGAGACTATAAAAAGCAGTAAATATTATAAAATTATAGAAATGAGATATTTTGACGATATGACTTTAGAATTTATTTCTGAAAATTTAGGGATAGGAATAACAACGATAAAAAGACACAAAAATATGTTAATTAGGCAATTACAGATTATTATTTTTTCGGATGAAGTGATAAAAAATATATTAAATTAAAAAATGGTCTGTTTTTGGTCTTGTATATAATTTTTAATATGTTATAATTAGTTATACTCGAAAGCTGGGTTTGAAGGAAAATTAAGATGATTTTATGGCAGTGTAAAAGCTGTCTTTTTTTTATAAGAAATGAGGTGAGGTAGCATTGAAACTAAATGCAAGACAGAAAGCTTTTTGTGAGTATTATGTAGCTAGTGGAAATGCTACTGAATCCGCAATAAAAGCTGGATACAAAGAGAAATATGCGGGAGTAAATGCTGATAAATTACTAAAAAATACTAACATTTCAAAATACATAGAAAAAATATCAGAAGAAATTGCAAATAACAGAATAGCAAAAGCTGAGGAAATACTTGAATTCTTAACTGCAACTTTAAGAGGAGAAGTAACCGAAGAAGTTGTAATAGGAGGATTTGGAAAATCAGTAACAGAAAAAATAGTTAAAAATGTAGATTTAAAAGATAGACTGAAAGCGGCTGAACTTTTAGGTAAAAGATATAGGTTATATACTGATAAAGTTGAAGTTGAAGGGGTTATTCCAGTCATGATTGTAGGTGAAAGCGAACTTGAAGAGTAAGAAAGTAAAACTACCAGAACTGGTTGGAAAAGGATATAAAGATTTTTGGAACTTTAAGGGAAGGTATAGAGTTTGTAAGGGTAGTCGGGCGAGCAAGAAGAGTAAGACAACTGCTCTTTTTTTTATTTTTGCACTAATGAAATATCCTTGTTCTAACTTATTAGTTATAAGAAAAGTATATAGAACTTTAAAAGATAGCTGCTTTGCAGATTTGAAATGGGCAATAAACAAACTTCAGGTAAATGACTACTGGAGTATCAAAGAAAGCCCACTTGAAATTATTTATATTCCAACGGGACAAAAAATTCTATTCAGAGGTCTGGACGATCCGCTTAAAGTTACATCAATAACAGTTGAAACTGGAAATTTATGTTGGGCATGGGTTGAAGAGGCTTATGAAATAAACAGGGAACAAGATTTTAATATGCTCGACGAGAGTATAAGAGGAGTGGTGGAAGAGCCTTTATTCAAACAGATAACAATTACTTTTAACCCCTGGAACGAAAGACACTGGATAAAGAAAAGATTTTTTGACACAGAAGACGAAAATATAATGGCAAAGACAACAAACTATATGTGCAATGAATGGCTTGACGAAAGTGATAAGAAACTGTTCGAGGATATGAAGAAAAACAACCCTAGACGTTATCAGGTGGCAGGACTTGGCAACTGGGGGATTGTTGAAGGGCTTG